CCTTGTCCATGATGTCTTTTAACTCCTCTTCCGTGATCTTCCCGCCACACCGATTCATGAAAAGAGATCTGGAAGCTTTCATCCATGCATCCAGCTTGTCCGCCTGGTTCCTGAGTTCGTCCGCATTGCCTACGGCTACTGTCCACATATTGTGAAGGACCATTCCCGTTCCCTCCCCCATCACGCGGTGATCGCATGCCTGGAGAATCGTAGCAGCGATACTGTTCGCTACTCCGTCCACATAACCCGTCTTGTATGCTTTGCAACGTTTCAGGTTTGTGAAAATGGCAGTTCCTTCTTTCACAGATCCACCATCCGAATTGATATACAGCTCAATAGTGTCAGAATCTGACACGCCCTCTAGCAATTCTCGGAAATGGTTTGCCGAAGTCTCGGACTCGTCATATTCCAATGTCTTCCAGTTAAAGTCTCCTTTCGCTTTTACTTCGTCATACAGGTAGATTTTATGTACTGTTCCAACCTGCTGGTGTGCAAAGCAAATTCCACCGATCTTATTCATCCTCCTCACCTCCTTTCGCAGCTGTCCTTGTATCGTCTGCCTCCCTGAAGTTATTCGTAACGTAATACGTTTTGCTCCACGGTGTATCTAATGGTACCAAGCTTAATTCCTCCCTTGCTTCGTCTGTATTTATGATTGCTGATCCGATCAGCTTCTCTACATTGGCTGCAGTCTCAAACAGATCTCTGTGTTTGATTCCTCCGGTGTAACACTGATAATAATTCCCGTTCATGTATTCATAGACGGTCGCGCGCTTATTCAGCACTTCCGAAATGGTATTTGCTAACGGGTTCACGCCAAACGTCAGGAATACGTCACACACCTCTTTCAGGTTCGTGATATTTCCCATCATCATTGACATTGGAATTTTAAAAGCCTGTCCGACCATCTCAAAAATGTCTTTGCGGATATTCACGAAATCATCGGAGGTTTTCGGGGATTTTACTGATTCTTCTATCAGTTCCTCACCAGCATACTCCACATATGTGGCGTATTCATTCTCCATATAATCTTTGATGTTTTTTGCAATAACTTCTTTGAATTGTTTTTGGAATTCTTCATCTCCGGCCTTAATTGCATCTACCTTATACTTGAATTTTCTTCCATTCGTATCCTTGAAGGTTCTTGCCGCTGTCTCCAGGAGCTTCCCGTATTCCCTGTACACTCCATCAATCAGTGTTTGTGCACATTCGTCCTCCATCCGGAACAGATAGACTTCCTCTGCTCGGAACGTTCGATTGAGTTGTAATCCACCAGGCAATATGACACCACCGTAGATATTTCCCAGAACCGGCCTTTCCTGCACGATCGTGAAGTCCTCCGCACAATGTAGTTCCCCGTTTAGTTCGACCACCAGTGCGCCTTTTTTCGATCGTGTCATTTTTCGAATTACTCTGTGCCAGAAGTAATTGCTGTTTTCATTTTTGTTCGGTGCTACGTTCAGCAAGTAATAGTCCTGGTCTTTTACAGGTTTCCCTTTGTTGAACACTCTCATCTCTGCCATGCTGATTGCATTTGCCAGATAAGAGCTCGCTGTGTAGATCGCCAGTTCCTTATAGTAGATCGATGCGGGTATATTTACCACGACCGTTTCTGCATTCGTACCGGTAACCTTAAATACTTTTTCCAGGAAGTTTTTTACTCCCATGTTCCGCCTCCTAACATACTGTTCCTATCCTGTTTTTTATAATTCTTCTTTGTTTAATTCTTTCTTCATCTGTGACCGCTGCCACGAACGCTTTAAAACCGTCCGTTTTCCGTGAACGCGGCTCTATTTTTTCATATGTGACATTGCCTTTTTTGTCTGTCACTGCTTTTGAGTTCCATGTGTACCAGCGCATGATCTTGCTGGTTCCCCAGGCGATCAGTCCACGCGCGAACATATACCCAATTACCGGAGCAACTTTCATTTCGTCACTCGGTCTAATCAGTTTCAGATTCTTCTTTTCATCCGAAAAACCTATTTTGCCAAGTGCTTCTCTGAGCCATGTCTGCCGGAAGTTATCCATCACCACAGATTCGATTTTGTATAACTTCGATTTTTCCAGAAGCCAGTCTGTCACATACTCCGGATCTATCTCCACGTCGTCCACCATCGTCAATACTCCTTCTTCTTCAGCTTCTTTCAGTGGGTATTTGATCCTCGGAAGATCTCTCGATTTCTTACATACCCACGTATGATGCATCCAATATCGTTTATCTCCGACTTTGAACAGCAGCCCGGCGGCTACAAAATCATTCGTTTTGGAATAATCAATTCCGGCTACGCAAGAATGATTACGAAGATCCGGGAGACTTCTGGTTGCTTTTTCTAGGTTTTTCCAATCTGTCACACAATACTGCGTTTCCCCTGGCGGCCGGTTCATTCGTTTAGTCATGAATGACGTGTGATTTACCGGATCCAGCTTGTACTCTTCATATTCCATCCGCATTTCTGTCAGGAGGGTTGGGAAGTTTCTCAAGGATGGATTTGCTTTCTGCCATTTTTCCTCATCCTTTACTTCTTCCGGATCATCCAGCCAACAGATGAACGGCAGTTTCCCGTTATCCGGAATCTCTCCTTTTAAGATCTGTAGGCAAGTTTCCAGCAATTCATCTAGCGGGCCATCCCGGATATCCCCCTGCGTGGATATGACTGTTCGTCTCGGAAAGTCTTTCTTCCCAAGTCCTCCAGTCGCTACCTCGATCAGCTTATAGTCCTTGTATGCATGGTATTCGTCAAAATCTACTTTCCCCGGTCTACCTCCGTCTTTCGTGTCCGGTGCACGGGTGTGGTATTTGATCTTCGATCTTGTCCGAATATTGGTGATACATTCCAGATTCCATTTGAACGTATTCTTGAAGAATCTTTTGTTGTCCTCCAAAATGTTATATATATCTTCGAATGTCGTTTTTGCCTGATCCTCTGATGTAGCGAATATGTCGATGTGGTATTCTTTCACTCCGTTGACTGGTGTGACCAACGCAAAATCTTCAAACGCAAGATATCCGTTCTTTCCTGCCCCGCGTCCAACTAAAATTATCAGATACGGGAATCTCAACTGGCCGTCTTCTCTTTTATACACACAGTTGTGCAAAGCGAAGCAGAACTGTTCCCACGGTAACAGCTTGTACGGGAAGTACTTTTCCAGTCCCAGGTATCTTTCTAATTGCTCTTTATCTACATAGACATCTTCCTCTGTGAATACTTTTTCCACAAAATTGCAAAGAAGCAGCTGCTCTTCGCATACAACTGCTTCATCACTTCTTACGAATTCAATATACTGGTCAATCTGTTTACAGATCTTCATCGATTACTTCATTTCCTGTTGGTTCATCCGTCGTCAGTCCTAACTCCTTCAGAATGCTCAACATCTGCTTTTCTACAGCCACCATATCTTTCACAGACTGGTTCTGTTTTGTGATCTCGAATCCGTTTGCAGAAAGTGTCTTGTACGACACTCCACGTTCCTTTATGTCCTCTTGTAGAGCCTTTTTTGTGTCGTAAAACTCCATATAATCATCAATTATGTCCAAAAAATGTGCCGTTTCTGCGCCTTTTGCACGTAATTGTTTGATTAAACTGGATTTAATTTTTTCTTTGATTTCGTCCATTTCGCGGGCTTTTTTCGACTTTCGCGCCATATATTTCACCACCAACTTTTTTCCATTTTTTATCACGCGCGAGTCAGCGCGGTTCAGGCGTGCCCCCTACCCGTTGTAAGCGTCCCCCGTGGATTTGGGGTATAGGGGGTACCGGGGGTACCTTTGTAAAAAATTTATCGGAATACATTCCGTCCACATCGTCCAATACAATGAATCTGTTACAGCAGGACGTTCGAACCTCCAGAACCTTGTGTTCCTTCTCTCCGAACAGCTTCGCATATCCATATGTTATTGCTCTCCTGTATCCATGTCCCGTGAACATAACGCGATCTCCAACCTTTATCTCTTCTTCTACCATCGTTCTTCATTCACCTGCTTCACCTTCCTGTACTTCATTCTTTCGTGTGCTCTGTCGTGACAGTCATGACAGAGTGGTATCAGATTCCTGTACTGCTTTCCTCTGTACTCATAGAACTCACACAGTGCAAGCTCCGGATGCGTCTTGACGTACTGTACGTGATGCACTGTCTCAGCTCTTGATACTTTTCCTTTCTCCTTGCACCACTGGCATTCATGATGGAACTTATCCAGTACATTGTTCTTTAATGCGATCCACTCTTTGCTCTTATAGAATCGGTACAGCTTATTCTCTTCTATCAGTTTCTTTATCTCTTGTTGTGTCCATTCCATAATTGCTGGAACAGGATTCGAACCTGTGTCCTCCGGCTATTAAGACCGGCGTGCTCCCTTTCCGCACCCTCCAGCTCCACTATAACCGGCAGTCACAACGTCTCTGATCTACCATTAATAACGTCTTGTGTCTGCCTTTGTAACAGCACTCCCAGTGATATTCTTTTCCCTGATCTGTGTAGATCCTTTTGCAGAACTCACAGTCTTTACACTTGGGAATCTGCTTCTGCCCTTCTCTTCTATTGCTCATATATCCAGGGCAACTTTCTTCTGCAGGACAATGTTCTTTCTTGCTAAGCTTCCAGTAATGTATACAACCTTTATTTTTGCACGTAACTAGCATAATTCCTCCACGCAAAAGAGCACCTGGATTTCTCCAAGTGCTCTTTCTTTATCCGTTATTTACTTCCTCGATGAACTCTTTCATCATCTTCGTGAGCTGTCCTGCGGCACTCACTCCCGCTTTCTTGCAGGCTTCTGCATATTCGTCCACAACTTCTTTCTTGAGTTTGTAGGACTTTGATACCCAGCCTGCCTTCTTCTCGTATCTTTTGGTGGCAATCGTCTGCGCTTTAGGATTCCCGACCGGCATTATCTTCCCTCCTCTTCTTAAGTTCCGAGGCTATATCTATCATCATGTATGCTGATGCAAGCATAAGCAATACACTACTATAGATGTTCTTTCCGGATCCAAAGAATATTACAATCGCCGCAAACAAAAACAATTCACTGAATCTTATTCTTTTCATATCCTGTCAGATGGGTTATAATCTTTACAAGAGGTAAGGGCTTTCGCCCTTTCCCCTATTTGAGAGCTGTAATCAAGCTTGCTAACCCTGTCAAGAATGTTCCGAGCGCAATCAGAAATTCTATCAGTAGCTTTATTGCAGTTCTCTTTTTCTTTCGTTTTTTCTTTCCCATCTGCATCTCACCTCCTTATGTATATATAATATCATATGGTGCACCATATGTCAACAGTTTCATGCTTCTTTTTATATTTTTATTAACTGCTGCCACCCTTCGGGTAAATATCAGCACCTCTGTTTTACTTCTCTATACATAAAAAGGATGGCCACAATCTCTCGACTGCTGCCACCCTTCGGGTGAGTATGTCCTTTGTTCTTTTTTCTTGATGTTACCATAATAACACACTTTCTTGTATCCTGAGTCCCCCTCTTTTTAAATTTTCTTTGACATCAGATAATAAAACTTCCTTCTTCGCTCATAATACATCTTTTTCCCGCATGGAATCTTTTTGGAATCTCTTAAGTATCTATATGTTGCATAGTCTGTCGTAACCCCTTCCAGGATCCACGGATAGATTACTGCGTCTGCTTCGATTGCTGTCTGTTCAATCCGTTTACATTTTTCCTCCAGCTCCATACGTTTAATAGCCAGGTGTTCCGTCTGTGACGCCTGGCTTGGACTTCCTTTTCCTTCCTGTCCATATTGCATGGCTTTTATGGTATTTGTAAGTTCTGCGAGTTCTCTTCTCCATTCCGGATACTGCAAGCAATGGTATTTGATCTCCAAAAACCTATTCGTATCAATACCGTACTTATCTTTGTTGATTGGTCTCATTTTCAACTTTAAATTTCCTCCCTGTCCGTCTGTCTTTTATTATCAAGATATCAAATCCGAACAGACTTGCTATATCCTGTAGATCAGTCAGTGCTCTGCGCATGTGGTAGGGCATCTGGTTGTATCTGTGCAGCGCTTTGTCTGCTGTCGGATCTTTATAACCTTCATGGTTCATAGTTCTCCTTTCCGTGATTCACGCATTGTTTTATACATTTTTCAATTTTATCTTTGCACGCTTCACAATATTCTTTCGGTCCATACATATCTTGCATCGCCTGTCTCATGTTATGTGCGTACGCATTTACCGTTCCGCCTGGTCCGTCACATCCTGCGTATATTCTTATTGTGTAATACGTTGTGCCTATCGGCATCCCGCATCCGTCACATATATGTTGTCTCATTTCATTCACCTACCACAATGCTCTCTTTCTTTTGCGTCCTTTTACGTATACTGTGCAGTTTTCTACCGTGCACCCTCTGCTATGTCCTTCTGCTCCAATATAGTTACAACCACCCAAGCCGGTTCTGCATGCTCTGTAGATGCACGTCCTGCATTGGTGCCTATCTTCATTTGGTCCCGCTTCCTTGCTCCTAACTTTTTTCTCACGGAGTTCTCCTTTCTCCTCCGACTGCTGCCGTCCGACTTTCGCCGGAGGGAATCTATATCAACCGGTTGCTGTCGTGATACAATTACCGGCAAGTGCAAGCTATTCTATTTTCTCTGCCAACCAATCCAACAATCTGGTTATCATCTTATACATCCTCGTCTTTTCCAGCTCTGTTTTAAGCTCATCACAGGCTCTTACAAATTCATGCTGATCATCCTCACGTTTTTTCATATTTTTCATATTTGCAAATCGCTTTCCCTGATATTTCCATATGTCAAGCGCAAGCAGGACACTTTTCGCGTTATCTGCCTGCTCCTTTTATGAATTTGTTGTACATCTGTTTCTTCCGTCCCGTTTCTTCTTCTCTTCTGACCGGAAGGTTCATTCTCTTTGTCAGGAATTCTGGTACCGCCTGTTCTGAAAGTTCTTCCTTCAGGTTGACATTGCTCATCCAGCTGAATCCGTATTTTTTAAGAATATCTTTTCTTGTCATTTCCCGCCTCTTTCTTACTTCAATAATTCCTTGTCTATTATCTGGAAGTTGGCTCTGTGAATATATAACGCCTTGCCGTCTATCATTAACTTGGTCATTTTCGGAAGATCTTGCGGAATCTTCCAATATACCTTATCTCCTGAATATGCTGTGATCGGCTGACCTAATTGTGACTTGATTACTACTACCCTTGATTTTCCAAAAGAGTTTTTATATTTATTAACGATTCCGGCTATGATTGTATTGTCTGTTATCGCTCCGCTCGACTGGCTTTGGATATCTTCTTGTGTAAAATTCACCTCTGCTTTTAATCCATTTTGTTCAAATATGCAGGTGTCTCCACAGCTTTGTATCTCTTTGCCGTCAATGTTGATTGTGATCACCGATGATAACTCATATCCGGTTATTACAGATCCGCCACTATCATACGATGTTGTTTTCACTCTATTCCCTTCGATATTGATCTTTTCTCCCTGTGTCGTCATTATCTTATTTCCGTAATTATCATAGGTGTTGATTGTGTATGTATTTCCTGTCAAATCCCCCTGCATGTCATTTAGTGCTGAACCAAGTTCTGCACATCCTGTCAGACACGCTATTAATACTATGCATGCTATTAATCCTGTTATCTTTCGTCTTTTCATTTTGTTATTCCTCCTCTTCTCTGTCTTCCCATCTACACATATCCCACCATTGGCAGAATAAGCAGCATCCCCAGCATTGGTTAGTACGTACCATTATGAGCCAGTGTTTTAATTTTTCTTTTATTTCCATGCTACTCGCCTCTTCTTATGCATCTCAGAAGATCTTCTACACCTTGTGTGTATCCTTCTTTGTATTTCTGGGCTTTTTCAAGCTCTCTACTGCACTTGACACTTGCTTCATGCTGCAGTCTGTTGGCCGCTTCTTCCATCCGGTCGTCTGGTTCTTTTTCTTCTGTCTCTTTCTCTCTTGCAGAGGTTTTCATCTCTTCTATTTCTCTTTGTTTTTCTTCCAGTTCTTTCTTGAGCGTTCTTATTTCTTCGCAATCCGCATTGTCATTTTGTCGTTCAATTCCAAGCGTTGCCAGCATCGCATTATCTATATCCTGTATTTCCTTTTCTGTACATGTTCTGATATACTCTCCGAATCGGTCAAGATAGGCGAATGACAGTTTCTCGCATATCGCTACTGATGGTGTCATGCACATAACTTTTGCATGTGTCGAAGAAGAGTTCTCTTCTTTATTCGTCAGCCATGCTACTTGCGCACAGCCGGTTTCCTCTATTACTTCTGTTGCTGATACTACGACCGCTGGTGATTTCTCTCCTGTCTTACCTTTTTCAATATAGAATATATCTCCTTTGTATACTTCCATGTTATTTACCCCCCCTGTGTTTATTATTGCTTTGAATGCCGTCGGATCATAATAGCCGGATCCGTTCTTCTTTATATCATTTTTCATCCTTGTCAGTACCTCCGCCCCGTTTTATAATTTCAATCGCATGATTTATTTCTACGTAATCCGAACACGTTCCAAACAGTTCAAATTCTACGGTGCTATCTTTCAATTCTTCTATCACTTTGTCCGGATCGTATGCTGTAGTATAATTTTTCAGTATCCGAATTTCTATTTTGCAATCTGTTATGTTTCTCTCAAGCTTCCGGATATTTTTATCTATGTCATATAGATTTTTGCTTGGTATTTTTCTTGATCTCCATTGTTCAATTATTTTTTCTGTGTGTTGTATCTCTTCTTCAATTTTCTTTATTTCTGCATCGGCATCTATCAGTCTCATCTCATCACCTCTTGTAGTTCTCTGTTCCCATAGTACAGAGCGCATTCCTTACATTTGTCTATCGGCTCTCCTCCACCATTGCACGTTCGCAAGCCAGCGCATCTATCTTCTTCGTATCCTGGATGCTCATATTGGTGTGCCAGATAGCAGTTATCAATTCCTTGTTTTGCTGTTATGTTCATCTCTATTATTCCTTTCTTTGTGGTTCATCCTCTTTCATATATATTTCAATTTCTTCGCCACACGTTCGTATCACGTCTACCTCGCTTTCCAGTAATAATATGCTTAAATACTTTCTTGCATTTTCCGGTTCCATTCTGCCGATGCAGTCTTTCTCTTTGTTGTAGATGTTCAACATTTCTCTATTATCTATTTTTTTCAGTAATTCTTTCAGTTTCATTCCCGTTACCTCCATCTTCGTTTTTTCAAAACTCAAACACTACTTCCGGTGCTTTTATAAAATTCGCACCGCATTCCTCTGTGTTCTTCCGTTCTATCTTTCTGATCATCTCTGTTATCTCTTTGTCCGAGTCTTTACAGTATGCATATCCATCCGGTGCATAGATGCCTTTTACCTTTCCGTTTATGCGATCCAGTATTGTTTGATAGCTCATGTAGTTCTGCCGCGCAGCTTCTCTCGCCGATTTATAGAATGCTACGATTTCGCCGTCTTGGTTGATCTTTGCTACCTTGGTTGCTCTTCCGTTCATCTGTCCAGTTTTTTTGGATAGTTCTTTTTTGGTGATTACTCCGATATTCCCAAGTATGTCGTCAGTTTTAATTCCATTCTTGTGATATGTTACATATCCTTTCGGAAGATCTCCGATGAACGTGATCCGCATCAGGCTCATGACTACTACCTCTTTCCTTTTCAGCTTAATCAGTCTTTTTCCCTGATTGTTCTTCTTTACATACGGTTTTAGGTACTTATACTTTCCATTCCCTAATTTCTTTCGTATGTCTGCCCAGTAATTAATCTGGTATATTCCATCATAACCTGGAATATCGTACCAACCTTTCGGGTTTACATTTTTGATCCTCATAGATATCACGCATTCTTTTGTAAGTTTTTTAAGAACTCTACCAGATACGTCTCACTGTCTGTAGCATTCATGTACTGCTTATCGTATGGTTTTCCATCACCATACGGTTTTTTGTCTTTTTCTAACAGGTGGAAGTAATACTCATCTTCTTTTTCTTTTCCATTCCACCCGTTTATGCGATTCTTGTATTCTGCAACTACAAGCCTGCTGCCGTCAGCGAAATCGTATTTATAATAATTTACATTTATGTTTTTATCTGTGTACCATAATCCCCAATCTTCATAACTTCTCAGCCATTCTTTTCGCTGATCGTTATTCTTGAATCTCGGAAGTTCTGGCTGTTCCGGTTCTTTTGGTGGATTCATTACCGTGTCCAGATCATTGATATATCCGGCCAGTGCCGCAATCATTACCTTGTACGTCCGCACCCGGATGTCATTAGTATCCATGTGTCCTTTCGCCATCTCCAGATAATTCCTGTATTTTTGATTTTCTTCCCTGGCAATGTCAAGCTCTGTTTTCTCAGATTTCTTTTCATTTAGTTGTGCCTCTTCCGGAACTCGTTCCTGCGTTTCTTCTTTGTCCTGGTATCTATATTCATTTTCTTTCTCTGCAGATTCTTCTTCCAGGCCAGATACTGCATAGGTGTCAGGTGTTTCATTCTCTTCGGTTTCTTCGCTTTTTTCTTCCTGTTCTTCATTTTTCTCCTTTTTTTCCGTTTCTTCTTTTACGTTTTCCTCCAACACTTTTTTGATGGCTCCCGTTAAGTCAAGCCAATGGAAATTTCCTCTGTTTTCGTTATCTATCCACAATTGGATATATCCGCAATACATCCTTATTTCCCCGACATCTTTCCCGTCAGTTCCTTCAAACACCCAAGTTCTTCCCGATACTCCCGGATGCAGATTTTGTTTTATCAGTTCATTGCACATTCTTATATTCTGCCCTGTTATCTGTTCCGCATTTTCACGGAACCAGTATTTGTATGTGCTCACTATTTCTCTCGCTACTAATTCCAGATACTCTCTTTCCTCTTCTGTTGGAACGCGTACCATCACTACTTCATTCTGATCAGAATTTTCTTCCAGTGTCAGATTCTGACACGCACCGTCATTTATATCTTCGATGCTCAGCTGTCCATCAATTTGTTCTTCTTCTGCTTTTTTCTGCTCTTCGGCATATTCTTTCACATCTTTGTATGTCAGTCCCTTTTCCCGGTGATGCTCCAGCATATCCTCCTGGATATCCTCGGACATCTTGCTGATCTCGTATGCAGCCGAAAATGTTAATCGTCCTTCTTTTAACTCTTCCGTGAATTCCGGGATCAGTTTTTTGTTGATCGACTCAATCTGTCCGATCTTGGTGGATGATACCTGCATCATGTTGGCTATGACATCCCGTAAACGTCCGCTGTCCAATTTGTAACCATGAAGTGTCAGTCCATTCTCTTTCATGTATTTCAGTGTTTCTTCCAGTGTCTTCTGCTCTTCCAGGATATCTGCTACCGTTTTATTCCGGTACGTATTTGCTATGATTAACTGGATCATCTCTTCATGCTCTTCTGCAGGTGTCTTGATCTGGCAG